CGTCGTGTGACTCCCTAAGTTTCCTATACTCCTTCTCCGCCCAAGCCGTGACCAGCTCACTGAATTCTCTCCCCGCCGGGTCCTCCAGCCATGTCAGAGTTTTGTTGGGCTCCTTGCTGAGCAGCTCCTCCATTGACATTTGAAGCTCCTTGGTCTGTCGCGCCTTGTTTGAAGGGATCAGGTATGAGCCGATCCACCTCTGAGTGGCCGAAGTTGCGCAGAAGTGTTTTCATAAGAAAGTTCGACGCTACGATAACTTGCGCGAAGTATTCCTTCACCTGCGGAGGCGTCATCACATTCTGCATCGAGCCAAGAAGCTGAGCGATCATCATATAGTGTCTCGTCATCATCTGAGACAGCATCACGTCGTTCTGTTTCTCAACTTCTTTATTGAGGGAAGCCGTTGAGGAATAACACGGCAGTCCGATTTTCTTCGTCACAATCAACTGAAGAGCCGCTGCAATCTTCTCAGCCTTCGCGCCGAAGAGTTCCAAGCGTTCTCGGTGGTATTTAGAGTCCGGACCCAAAACTCCATACTGCTTACTGATAATCCGCATCATCCGAACATGTCCATCCCGCATGTCTGAAACATTGAGATCCTTCCTCGAATTACCTTCCTGCATAACGCTCAGCGTACCCATAGACGAGTAAATACCCTTCTTCCCAAATGTCCCCGCACCCATTCCCTGTTGCGGCGGACTTACTCCAGAACGTCGCTCAGCAAGTTCAAGAAGGAGTCGTAACTCATCAAGGTTGATAGTAGATACGTCTCCGTGAGCAAGCGCCTCAATCTCATCCTTCTTACCGGGGAGCATTGCCGACGGATATATTCGATATCCTTGTAGTATTTTCGAATCCTCATCGACGCGCCAAACGCGGGTATTTGCAACTGTCTGGTTATCTCGATATCCATTGTAGGTTTCCGAACCCCCTTCTTGAAAAGGAAATAAGGCTTCCGCGAAACCGATTCCGTGGTACGAATCATCACGATGCGCCATCCTCATCCCGACGAACCACTCCGTATCGCTGTTGTCATACATCGCACGGAGAATCTTATCAGTCTTCTCATGATACGTCACCACCATCCTAGGAGCGTAGGCATCGTCGGCATAACGCCACTGAAGATAGCATTCCCAAATATCCCATTCTTTATACCCAAACGACGCTGTCGTATGTATCCCCGCCGCCTCGTCCTTCTCCCTAACCTCCGTCGTAGGACTCGTCCGATCCGGACTGGCCAGGATGGAATCGACTACTTCCTTATCATACAAGCCGGTAAACTTTCGCTCCTCGAGTTCGTGTTGAAGCATGACGCGCTTATGGCACTTAATCTCCGCATCCTCAAGCGTCTTCGCCGACGGAGGTATGTAAAACCCCGTGAAAGGTAGTTTCTCAGGACGTGGGCCTTCATAGATGGTTTTGACGAGGAAGTCCCGTTTAGAGACAGTGTCATTCCCACCCGGAATGAGGAAGTCCCGAGTTCTGTTTTCCCAGGGGATCTTATACGTCGTAGTGCCGTACTTGATCGTTTCGGGCACCCCCTCACCGTAGACTCGATACAAATCAAGCTCCGCCGGCTCTATACAGACATACTGCATAAACTCCTCATACGCACCCTTAAGCTCGTCTACCTCCTTCGCGTAATCCCCAAGAACTTTCGCGACAACAATCGGCTCAGTCTTAAAAATCGCCGCCATGATCTGAGCCTTAAGCGTGTCGGTATGGATCGCTATAATCGGAATGACAAGATTCGACGCACCGTCCCACGGGAACGAGCGCGATTCCTGAGCTGGCTTAGCGTCGTAAGCCGCCCGGTACTTCACGACCTTTTCCTCAAAAAGCTCCTTCATATCCGCTTTGAGCCCCAGAACACGCCTCTTCAGGTAAGTACGAAGGGCCGCATCCTTTATGGTAGAAAGCTTCGCCGGATATAGAACCTCAGCCATTATTTACGTCCCCGCCCGACGGTATCTCCGCCTTTGTGCTTTGCATTCCAAATCATCGCCGCTTTCTTCTTCGACTTCTTACGGGACATTCCCTTCTTGATGAAAGAGTCCCTCATATTCTCGTATCCCTTAGGCATCGACGCACCCCTATTTCAAGAAAGGAAATACCTTCATCCCTGTCTCGAAGAGAAAGACGAAAAGACCACAACCGAACATCAAACGACCGATCTCCGACGGCTTAGGTTTCTCCGTAGCCAGGTAGAGGATAAGACCGACAAGACAGATGAAAAGACTGAGATAGATAATCATCAATGCACCCCCGCCGAATACGGCACACCGACCCTTCGAGCACCGAGCTGGTTCTGCCTCAAGCCTGCAAGGTAATCTTCGTACTTCAACGGAGCCTTGATCAACTGCGGCATATACGCCAAAGCGTCAAGCTGGTCGACAAACCGACCTTTCGGGAAGGTCGTATACTCGCCCAAAAAGTCTTGAAACTTCCTCTGGGAGAAAAAGCGCTGCGACTCGAATATCGGCGCTAAGACATTTCTGATCCGCCATTCTTTTTTTCTGGTAAGCTCTCCGTCTGGCCCTTCGACTTCCCCCTTAAGCTCGATGATCGAAAGACGTTGACCACGTAGCCGACACATCTCGCTGATATGGTGACCAATGTATTTTTGAGCCGCGACAGTCTCGAGGCCCATCTTTCGAAGATTCCACTCATTAGCCACCTCGAATATCTTGGCATAGAACTCGTCATACCCACATGCTTTCGCCCATGCTTGAAGCAGATAGAAGTTACCCTCGGCCGACTCCCCGACAACCATTATCGAGTGACGGCAACGCCCAAGACCAGCGTTGCCGGAGTGGTTCGGGTCGACTGTCATACCAATACGAAGGTGCGCGACCGGGAAGTCCTTCGGGACACGTCCATTGTAAGCCTCGTGCCGAACCATCTTCTTGAAGCCGTTTTTATCGTTCGCTTCCTCAACGCGGAACCATTGTAGCCATTCTTCACGGAAGTCGGCATTCTCAGGAGCCGCAGGGTTATTCAAGAACTGACAACTGAAGTGGTAATTACCGAGGCGGGTGCGCCAACGAAGCAGTTTCTCGAAGGAGAATTCTTCAGGGAAGATCGGCGTGTCGGCAGGGTGGAGGGGACAGCATCCACCGAGTGCGCTATGGGTGACAACTTTGAACCAAGGCTCCTTCTCACGCACGTACGAGCTTAAATCGGTATAACCCCACCGGTTCCCTACAACGAATTCGTCGTTTTCATGATCCGCACTGTCGGGGTTCTCAAACGCTCCGACAAGCAACTGGTGATACTCGATCGTTTTATCCATGATCGAGATCGACTCTATAGCTTTACGTCCCACGAGGTCGTCCTGTACGAGCAACCCGTCATAGTGACGGGATTGAAGCGCGCCACCGACACCAAGGAAGTCGAACGTACCCTCGCCGTGCGGATGGGCGCCTGGCGACCGTTTATGGTGGAGGCTAAAGTTCGACCAAGTGCTGGATGAGTCCGGGAGTACCTCAGGAAAGAGAACCCTGAAGATCGCGCTTGAGCCGTAATGCCCGCTTATCCTGGAACCAAGCTTCGCTGCGTTGGTGATATTCTCACAGACGAGAAGATTGCGCGAGTCACGCCGATGCATTCTCTTCATGAAACCAACATACTCATCCCCATAACCGAGCTTTCTGAAAGACGCTTCGTCGCGGGAATCGAAGGGGAGGGCTCTCCACATCGGAAAGCCCTCAGAGCAGATGGTCGACTTGAAGTGGTCGCGGGGAAGTTCGTAGACGTCTTTAAGATGGTCTCTTTCGAGCGAGAGGCACCAAGGTCGATGCAGGTGGTCGACAAGTCGCTTGCGACGTAGCGTTGACTTGATGAACCAATACAACGAGCCGAGCGAGTTAAGTCTCATCTTCGAGATCTTAACATCATGGCTGTCACTGGGGGCGATAACAACCGGCGTGAAGTGCTGAGCACTAACGTCGGACATAAAGGTTTATCTCTTCGAGAAGCTCCTCCTGTGACACGGTGCGTCACGCCTCTGCGAACGAACTGGAGTCGTTTTAGAAGCAAAACTGTCGGTTATGGGGTACTCAGGCTTCGAGGAAACTGCGCTCCTCGGCGCTCCCGTGCGCTTCGGCCGATTTGCCTTCCCTGCCTTCATCTTCGGGGGTGCGCCTGACGGTGATGTGAATGACCCAGCCATTAGTTCACCACTTTCTTAACATCCTCGGCATAGCCTTGAACAATCTTCGCGGCATCGACGCACGCAGCGTCGATCACGGCCGCTGGTACTCCCGGTGCGACCGGTTCGCCCGATGCGTGCTCAGGCAGGGTATGGTCGGGATCGCGGTCGAGAATCTCCTTCGCCGCTGCCATCGCCGCCTTGAGATCGCGTCTTTGTGTCACGACATCAACGAGACACCTCAGAGCGGCTGGGACCGCATTACGGCACTCCTGGTGTATCGCCTCCACTTTTCCTGCAAGGGCTCGGTCCATCGCGCTGAGATGCCCGTTCAACAACGCGGCTTCGTAGTCTTGGTATTCCTGCGTCGCGATAAGCTGATACAGCCCCTGGGCTGTCACACCAAGCATGTCGGCAATTCGCCGGTCAGTGATCCCTGCAATACGCCATCGGGCGACTTGAGGAATCTTTATGTTCGTCGTTTTGCTCGACTGTGCCACAAGGGCCTCACCTGAAGGAATGCTTGTCGGGCTTTTCCGGCTTCTCTGGCTTGTCCTTCTCCGGCTTATCTGGTTTGTCAGAAGGCACGGTGACAGGGTTAGGGTCAGAAGGCACCTCAACCGGCGGGGTCGGTGTGCCGCCCTTCCCCTTCGCCCGAACCGCTTCCGCTACCTCTTCCTTCGAATGGGAGTCACACGCCGGGTTCGCCACCCCCTGCCAATCCTCCCGGTGCGACCCTGTCCCACAGACTACACAAAACCTAGGTTCAGCCATTACATCCTCCGTACGGTGCGAAGCGATCGATCAACCAACATCCTACCACGCCGGGCCGTAGGCCGTCAAGCCCGTAAGTACCTGTAAACACGGAAGTTACAACAAACTTAATAACCTGCTTCGCACTCAGGAAATGCTTCGCGCGCAAAGCCCGGACCGACCCAACCGTTAACACTATTAACGAATGGGAAGCAGGAAATAGAGTAGAGGCAAGGAAGAAGTGCCAAAAAAATTTTTCGCGGGTCCACGCTCACTTCCACGATCAAACTCAGGATTTAGCCCCCCGGTCGCGCGTACCGCGTTCGGTACGGCGTGGCGTGGTATACCGTGTGGTATACCGTGCGAACACTATATATAGTAGTACAGTGGTAGGCGGTATGTAGTACACAAGTTGTGCCGTTGCTATACGTAAGTACAAAGTATAGCACCAAGCGTGAATTTATTACTTGTGTATGTACTAGCCTACCACTGCTATACTACTACATATACTTGCGTGTTGTGTGGGAGGATTACGCTATGCCTACAACACAACATGTAGTACATATACAGTTTCCTAATACTCAGTTACGCGATTATTATATAGAAACGTGTTGGCCGAAGCCGTGGCTAAACTCGCGTAGCAGTGTACCGGGTGTAACAAAGCCAGCACGCGGTATAACACTGCAAGTGTTTTGTGAAAACGTGTATATATACTATAACAAGCGCGATTAATCCTCGCGCACAACACGCAAAACATCGCGCTACCCTACGAGGCACCTTGCATACATGCAAGATAGGTCTCCAAGGAGAAACGCTATGTCATCCAAAGTAACTGACAACACTGGTAAGATCGTCGAAGTGCAAGACCTGAGTGTGTCTGCCGACAAGATTTACAACTTCGTGCAGCTGCACAAAACGGCGTACTTCGAAGATCACTCACTAGAATGGGCGTTGGACGAGATCATTGCTCGCGGTTGTGCCGAGATCACTCGGCAGGTTAAGACTGCGCGCAAGCTCGACGAACAACGCAAGGCAGCAAAAGTGTTGGAAGCGTTCAATCTTTCTCCAATTGAGGCACAATTGCTTCTTGCGAAGCTTCGCGCCGAGCAAGTAAAGCAACAAACCGAAGCGAAGAAAGCAGAGAACGACGGGACAGGGTGTCCCGTAGGATGGCGCGATGCTTTACACACGTGTTGTGCACATACTTCCAAACGGATGGGGGTAGGGTGGTGACCAGTGTATGTGTGTAATAATATATATATTATATATTATACACACATCGCAACCTATACTGGGCAGGATGGAAGTGCGTGTAACACACACTGTAAAGCCTTTGTTATCAACACGCACACACATGCGTGGGTGTCAGTGGATGGGTGTCAAGAAAGGTTGGTGGGGTATGCCTTCGATCGAGTCAGTACTTCGTACTCAATGTAAGAGAGTCATCTCGCAAGAGATGGCGTTGTATGATCGGTTGTCACGACCTTCACGCTTAGTGTATGAACATGCCATCGTGCGAGCAATCGACAGTGGCTTCCCGTCATACTCGTGTGGTCATGGTGTACTTCTTACCTCACCTTGTGAGAAGTGTACACGTTCGGAGGAGGAGTGTAAGGTGTATCGTCAACACGCTATGTTCATGCTTCAAGAATTACTCCAAGGGTTGGAGGTGAAGTGAAGCGAGTACTTCGTGCTATACTCGTAGCAATGATGTACTTCCTATTATACTCAGTACTATACTTCCTACTATACCCATATCCATAGGGCGTGCAGGTATACCGTCTGGTATACTGGTACGTCCCGCGAGCAAAGGTGTAAGTTTTACCGTGTAAATATTGCCTATTGACAAGCCTACCTAGGTATGGCAAGCTAAGGCTTAACACGCCTAGGAGGAGTGTCAGAATGGCTATACCAAGACATCATTACGGGACAAAAGGTGATGAATGTCAGTGTGGTAGAAGAGCATCGCTTATGCATTGTATCAAATGTGGATCGTCGCGTGTTTATGCACGTCAAAGACGTTGGCATAAACATATGAATGGGGAGGTGAAAGAAGTTCCCATTCAATATCGCTGCATGACGTGTGGTCATGAGTTTATAGAAGAGGAACGTGAATGGTGCAATGCTGCGCCGATAGGCGAAGTGCTTGCGCTATTAAAGGCTCGTAATATAGCAGCCGCGCAAGCGTCAGGCGCACCAAGCGAAAGGCTTGTCGAGGCTATTAAAGAGTTATCCTCGATAAAAGAGCCTGAAGAGAGCTGCGCCTCTCCGCGTGAAGCGTTTCGTACGTGCGTGTTTCGCAAGAAGCAGGAATACATGGCTTTAGTCGATGACAAACAGGATGTTGGTGGACTAACGTTACAGCAGTATCTCGAGAAGTGGCAGAGGGAAGAATCTATCGATATACCAGAGGGAGAAACGCTATGCTAGCTTTGATTGGTTTGCTCGTAGCATGTTGTATTATGTTCGCTGTGTTTGGCGTATTGGCGTATGTTGCAGACAGGCTTGAGGGGAAGGATAAGCGATGATCTGTTCGGTGTGTAAGCAAGATCGACTTGAGAATCGATCTGTCGGCAGGATCGAGGGTGTTTGTACTCAGTGTACAGCCCTCATCCTTTCCGCCTTACACCATGCGTCGAGCAGTGACCTTACAGCCTTGACACCCAAGGTGTCAAAACATCCACCGACCAAACCAGTGGATGATCGGTTGTACTACCGCGTTCGGATGGGTGATTTTGAAACCATCGTAGACGCACGCGATGTGGAGCTCGTGGATGATCTTTGGAAGATAGCGGTTGACAAGCTTCAGCCGTGGTACTATACAGGCGAAGCCGGGGACACACGTAGCGTCGTGTCCCTAACCTATGCTCAGTACTGCGATTGGCTGCATAGGTAGTACCAGTAAAATTGGTACTTGACAAGGTTTGCTAGCTATGGTACGCTGTGGTTAGCAATTTAACCCCGACATAACTGTTAACGTTGTTAACGGTTCGGTCAAATTTGAAACACAAGGAGAAAGGATATACAATGCAGAATACAACCAAAACAAAGGTTTGCTACAGCGAGACAAACGCTGACGGTAAAACCAAGCAGTACATCACGTCAGAAACGGCGTGGAATAAGATCATCAAAGACGCTGAAGAAGCCAAAGAACAGCCACCCGATTTGGTGTCTACAGGAACGTTTGGCTATAGCTTCGCAACGTCGGTTGATGAAGCTGTTGCGCTCGCAGGCGGAGCGGGCTCAGGTTCTTACGAGAATATCGAGGTTTTCCTCGGTGTTTTCAACTACGCGGCAGGACTGCGTCAGGATAATGAAGCGAATGACATCCTGCAAAGCGACAACTTTGAGGCGTGGGAAGGTTCGAAGGACGTTGCCTACGCCGTCGCGCAGAAGCAAGAACGAGCGAAGATGACGCATGAAGAGAAAGCACTCAAGGAACTGGCAAAGGTTGGATTTGCAATCTCTGCTGATCAACTGCGTGCTGCTCTCGAGCTTATCAAGCAACAGAGCCAGATCGCTGCGGCTCCTCAGCAGTAGGTCGCAGACCGAGTTAACACGTCAGCGGGGTAACTGGCGTACCTCGATACTCCAACACAGAAGGCGTGCTTACTGACGTGGGCACGCCTCTTCTTACAAAGATACAGTCTGCGGATGTAGTGACTGTATCTTCATAAGGAGAGCAACGCTATGGCAATCAAAGCTAGAATATGGTGGGACGCCTCGGCACAAGCCTATGTCTTGTCGTCGTCCTACAACGACAAGCTGGTCGAAGGTCTGAAGGGACTCATCCCATCCGGGGATCGAAATTTCGATCCTACTACGAAGTTCTGGTATGTCAAGGAGCAGTATGGTGAGTTCCTACGACAGATGTGTACGAATGCCTTCGGCATTAGTGCAGTGTCGTTTACGTCGAAAGCTGTAGCGCAGCAAGCACAGTCGCAAGCGTACAGTCGTGCCGGAGCGCAGGGTGCGGTTTTGAATTCAAACAACGGTACGACCGAAGATGCAATCGTGGCGTTTGCGAATATGATTCCCTACGACGCGATGAAGAAGGCGTACCTACTAACGTCACAGATTCTTCATCCTGACAAACCGTCAGGCGATGGAGCGAAGATGATGAAGCTCAACGATCTTTGGGCCAGAATAGAAAAGGAGTTTTACAAACGCTAATAAGGAGAAACGCTATGG